CTATTAGTACTTGATCTGGCCGCCATTCGTAGAAACTATCTTGAGCACGCTTTCTTAAATCTGGATATTCTAATCTTTCTTTCCATGCGTCTAATAATATCGCAGCAGCATAAGGTGCGTTATTTTCATCTCGTGCTGTAAACACGCCCCAAGTAGTACATGCAGAATAGTCGGCTGAAGCTTTCGTACTAAACGCAGTATCATAAGATTGTATCACATAAGATAGAGTTGGTATTTTATCTCCATCATAGATGTTCCACCAATCTCGTTTTATAATACTACCTTCTTCATTACTTGGTTGTTGTTGATATAAAGCTTGCCATACACGTTGACCTACTGTATCTTTTATTTTATCTAAATCTTCTTTAGAATATGCTTCTGGCCATAAAGCATTCCCGCTATTATCTATTGCAGGTAAATCTAAAACTTTCCAATCTTCGTTACTTTCATTTAAAACGTAACCCGCTAAATCTTCCTGGTGCCATCTTGTTTGAATAATAATAATTTTTCCACCTGGTTGTAATCGTGTATATGCAACTGACTTATACCATTCGATTAAATTACGTCTTTGAACTTCTGACTCTGCGTCTTCTCTACCTTTAATCGGGTCATCTATAATTAATAAATGCGCACCTCGACCAGTAATAGCACCTCCCGCACCAACTGCTGAGTACGTTCCACCTTGCATTGTATGAAATCGTTTAGCTGATGTACTGTCCGATCTTAATGTAACTTGTGGAAACACCTGATTAAAATCCTCAGACTGGACTTGGTTTCTTACTTTTCTACCAAAGTCGTCTGCTAATTCTTGCGCATAAGTAGATTGAATTATAAATTCGTTAGGATTATTTCCTAAATACCAAGCTGGAAAAAATTCAGAGCATAGCATAGATTTTCCATGCCGTGGTGGCATAAAGACGGCTAATCGTTTTATATCTCCTCGTTCTAAACTTTCTAGATTTTTTGCAATAAGTTTTATATGACCAGGATCCTTGTACCCAGGATACATATGTTTAGCATAATCTAATAATTGCTTTCTAGCTTTATACGTTCTTAAAATTTTATTGAGATGTTCTATTACTTCCGCAGCCCGAGGATCACGTGTCTTTTGATATACTTCTATCGCCGACTTTAGTTTCGTTTTGATCTGGTTTAATTGCATCTTTTTTTCCTGCGCCTATCGCACCTTTTTTTCTATAAGCATCAAATAAGTCTGCTAGTTTAACTAAAGGCTCGACCTCTTTTTTAACAATTCTTTTCCAATGTAAACTAGGTTGATTAATCTTTTCTAAATACCAAGCTAACTTACTTGCGTCTGCACAACGTTTGTTCCACATGTCTATGTGGTGCAGGTCTCCTATCTTATCAGGACTTCCCTCTTTGTACACTCGTTCTTGAAAGACACTATCGTTATTATTGCCTGTAATGTCCGCACGATCATGGATCACGTTCACGTCTATCGTCTCCATAATATCTAACATGTAGGCTATCTCCGAGACCCACGCATCATTTTGGCCATGTAAACTGATATGATCTAATAATCTAAACCAATCCCAAGGAAAGATAGGAAAGATACTATAAGGGTGTCCAGTTTGTTCTTTAACACGAAGAACTTTAAATGTACCAGTATGTTTCTCAATTACATCGTCCCAATGTTTTGTTTCCATTATAGCATCGTCATTAAAGAACATGATCCACGTTCCTTGAGCATATGCGCACAAAGAATTATTATACATATGTAAATTTTCATAGCCCATACGTTTAAACTTTAGAACACTTTGATTTTTATAATTTTTTTGCTTTAAAAATTCTAACGTCTCTACATCGTCATCATCGACACCAAATAGTGGTTGAATCTTATCTGGTTCCTTAGCATTATCTAGTAAGGACCCTACCGCTTTTTCTAATTGTTTAATTCTTTTACGTGTAGGAAGTAATATTGAAATAGTCATAAACACACCATAAGGTGTTTATTTATAAATTAAAACCTAAATGTTTATTCTCCATTAAAGGCGTCTTCATCTAGAGAGTAGAACATTTTATCTGTGTTATCTGTTCTTATACCTTTATTCTCTACGTTCCACTCTGTAGTTTGGACAGTATAGTCAGGGAAGTCATTTTTATGAGTGAAAGAACCGATAGTCCACAGAATACGATTATTAGGCTGAGCAGCGTAATTGCCGTTGTCAAGAGAGAGAATGTGAGCACACTTGTGTTCCTGAGGTATCTCACTATGTTCAACATCCAGAATATTACTTTCTGGGTGAGCCCAATCAATCGTGAATAAATAATTTCCATAATAAAATTTTTTATCTCGTCCTAGATACTTTCCTTTTTCGCCTACAAGCCAATCAAAAGAATGTACAGAAGGATAATAGCTGAAACTATTCCACAGTTCCAAATCTTGGACCACAGGTTCTGGGACATCATCCCTTTTAAATCCTCGCTGAAAAAATGCTGATATAGGTAGTCTCCAAAAGATTGCGCCATTTTCCAACATTGTGTGAAACAATATAGCACGGCCTGGGATGCTCGCCATACCAAAGATAACACAGTCTTCAGACTCTCCGTTATGCTGTTTAAGGTCATATAAATATTCCCTCCTTATTTGTGCATATATAGGTGGAATGTTAGCATTAAGATAAGACATTGTAAAGACTTATATTAAACAAAAATTTTTTTCTACAAAAATTTATATAGATACCACTCATCCGTGACTCTTACTATGGCTTTTATCTTACTAGCCGCAATTTCTTTTTTAAACTTTATACGATTTTTTTAATTAAACTTAATACGATTTTTAAAAGACTTTAATTTTTAGAATAGATAAAAAAAAAGAGACGAGAATTTTTTAAACTCTCGTCTCTAATTTTATTAAACGATTATTTTAATTCGTTTATTTTTTTTTCGAAGTAATTAATATTTTCTAATATATCTTTATTAGAAATATTATTTTCTTTAATATATTTTTTATTAGAGTTTAATAAATCTAAATAAAGATTTTTCTTATCTTTATTTAAGTAACTATTAATATCTACTAATAAATTTACTTTTTTAAATCTATCGTTTTTAGTCGTATCGTATTCGATATCGATTTTTCGATAGTCGTTATTAAACGCGTTTTCTAGATTAGTAGAAAACTTCGCTTTCTCGTAAATATTAAAAGATTTACTATTTTCTCTTTTATTATTTACTAATCTAAAAAGAATTTTAGCTTTACTAAATTCTCTTAGACTTAGAGAAACTTTATTTTCTAAAGTCTCTTTTTTTTCTTTTTTCGTATCGTTTTTTACTAGCATTTACTTACTCGCTTTCTAACTCTTAAACTCTTAAAGATAATTAAGATTTAATTTAAGAGTTATTAAAAATATATAAAAATAAAAAATAAAAGTAAAGAATTAATTTCTGAAAGTTCTCGTTTCGTTCTCTTTTTTTTCGTTCTCGTTTCGTTCTCGTTTCGTTCTAAATAGAATAAATTAAGAGAATAAGTAAAATAGATAATAAAAAAAATATATAATCTTTTAAATAAAATAGCATCTAAAATTTCTTTAATTAGTTAATAATTATTATTTATATTTATTAATCGTCAACTAGATACGTTAAAATTTAATTTATATTATTTTATCTACTATGCGGGATAAATTAAAAAAGCTCTATAAAAAAAAGGAAAATGAACTGAAATTTTTTTTTATTATATCTTGATCCCTAGTGATCCCTACTGTGCACCGCGGATCAATGTCAATGACAATCACGTCAATGTCAATGGCCCTAGCGTCAAGGCCTGCGGCTGTATGTTGATGCGTCAAGGCGGGAGGCGGCAGGTTGTTGCTTAATTTATCTCGTGTTCTTGTTTGATTTGGTCTAGATACTTGGACAGGTCATCATCGGACATAGCGTCAAGGGTTGAGTGTTGTACTTCTTTTTTCTCAATCAAAAACCCTAGCAACTGAGACTTCAACCTTATCGCATTAACTGCTGCTGTGTATTGTTTCTTTTCTCTAGCCTCACGGTACAAAGTGTCAAGTTTCTCAACCTCTTTTGACACAGACTCACTGGTCAAGCGCCTAGTATCAGCACGCAATCTATCAATATACTGGATGATTTTATCTTTCTTTAAGTTGCGGGCAGCTTGTACGTGAGCTGATGTTTCAGAATATCCTGCGTCAACAGCCGCTTGTTTCTTACCTTTTCCTTGCGCTATACCCTCACAGAACTTTTTTTCCATTGAGGATAAAGT